TTCATAAGCAATCTTGATCTCGCTGTCAGTTTGATCTGCGGTTGCATCATCTTCTATACCACTTAACTTTGTTTCTTCTGCCGTTGTATATGAAGCTGTGGTGTTATCCAACACAGTATCGTGTGCTTGAACACTTATCCCAATATCGCTGCTTTGTAAAGCACTATCAGCCGTATCACCTTGGGCAGAGGTTGCAAAGCCTGTACTATCTAAACCATCAAGTTTATCTGAGTCAACAGCCTTAGCCCCCTCAAGTAAGTATCTACCATCAAGATCAACAGTTTTGTTTGTTGCCCCATTAATTGTAGCAGTAAGGACACCATCTGTGGTGTTGAACCCCAAATCACTCAAATAGTAGTTTGTATCAGTTGAGTTAAATGTTATAGCATTATTTGTTGCTGAATATGAAAGAGACATATTTGTACCAGCAACGAAATTTACACTCTCACCACTGGTAATATCACCACGACTTGTACCGTTTGTAAGTAATGTCCAACCAGTATACTTGTCGTATGTAGCACTAAGATCAACAATACCCGTAAAACCATCAACAGACTGTACAGGAGCAGCATTAGCAGCCCTAAGTGCAGTGTGGTATAGCCTAGAACCTTCTTCAACATCAGTGGTTGATAGTACAACAGCACCTGTCTTGGTGTTCACACTTGTCACTGTGTTGGCTTGAGCGCCTGTGTCAACACTGTTTAGTTTAGTCTTATCAGCACCAGTTAAGAAACCAGCAACAGATGTTGTAGCGTTTGCGTGTAAAGCACCACCAGCACGATTACCGTGTGCTGTGTTGTTAAATCTTGCAGCAGGTAATGTACCAGAAGTCAGATTTGTAGCGTTAGTTTGGTCTACGTTCTGTACATTTGCTAGACCAACATCGGTTTTGGTAAGTACAATGATACCAGTTCTACCACTGACAGATTGAACAGCAGAACTTTGTGGTACATTTTCCCAATTAGTTCCATCTGAGATTATCCAATCACCAAGCCCGTATGATACTGTGTCGAATGTACCAGCAACATTTGTCACATAGAAGTTACCATTTGCGCTGGCAGCCCCTTGTGTTAATGTTGGTGTATTTGTGTCAGCATTCCATAGACCTAAGTATGTAATCTGTCCTGTGATAGAGGAATTAATTTGCCCAAGTGGTATTTTACCATTACTATCTAATGTAGCAACACCATTAATAGATGCTCTTTGTGTTAGTGGAATTTTAAGGTCTAACGCACTTTGTTGAGCAGTTGATACAGGTTTGTTAACATCAGATGTGTTATCAACATTACTTAAACCAACATCTGTTTGTGTGATTGTAACAGCACCTGTTTTACTATTAACACTGTCTACTGTATTAACTTCAGCGCCTGCTTCAATACCCAATAATTTACTTTGCTCTGCATCACTGAACTCATTAGTATCAACATTATCTTCATAAGCAATCTTGATTTCACTGTTAGTCTGATCAGCAGTCGCGTTAGCTTCAATATTAGAAAGCTTAGTCTGTTCAGAATCGCTGAACTCATTAGTGTCAGCATTAGCTTCATAAGCACTTTTAATTTCACTGTTAGTCTGATCAGCAGTAGCGTTAGCTTCAATATTAGAAAGCTTAGTTTCTTCAGCAGTTGTATACGAAGCTGTTGTATTATCCAACACAGTATCGTGTGCTTGAACGCTTACTCCAATATCGCTGCTTTGTAAAGCACTATCAGCCGTATCACCTTGGGCAGAGGTTGCAAAGCCTGTACTATCAATACCATCTAAGGTATCCGCATCAATGTTAAGAGCGTCAATATCTATTTTAGTCTGATCAGCAGTCGCGTTAGCTTCAATATTAGAAAGCTTGGTCTGCTCTGCATCACTGAACTCATTGGTATCAAGGTTAGCTTCATAAGCAATCTTGATTTCACTATCAGTCTGATCAGAAGTTGCATTGCTTTCTATGTTGTCTAGTTTACTCTTATCAGAAGAAGATAGAACACCAGCTTGTGTTATGGTAGCAGCGTCTACTGTAGCGTCAGTTCCTGTAGTACTTGTTACAACAATATCACCAGCATTGTAGACAACACCTACATCTGTACCAACATTAACTTCAGCGCCTGCTTCAATACCCAATAATTTACTTTGCTCTGCATCACTGAACTCATTAGTGTCAGCATTAGCTTCATAAGCAATCTTGATTTCACTATTAGTCTGATCAGCAGTAGCGTTAGCTTCAATATTAGAAAGCTTAGTCTGTTCAGAATCGCTGAACTCATTAGTATCAGCGTTAGCTTCATAAGCAATCTTGATTTCACTATCAGTCTGATCAGAAGTTGCGTTAGACTCAATGTTGTTCAGCTTAGTTACCAGTACCGGAAGACCATCTACGTTAGCAATAGCGTGGTTGTGGCTGTCGTCTTCAACTTCAACAGTAAGTGTTGCATTCCCAAGATCAGTAAAAGTAGCAACACCTGAAACGTCTCCGTCAAGTGTTAATATTGGGTCAGGTAAATTCGTAAAGTTAGGGAAGTCTAGGTAATAGGTTCCCTCTTGAGCATCAAGTAAATCCGCGTCAAGTCCGTTGCCAGCACCAACATCAGCCAGTGCAGCACTTCCTAAATCATCTGTAGTCAGTGTTTTAATTTCCCAAACAGCAGCGCCAACTGTAGCGTCAAGACACAACCAAACTTCTGTGCTTGAATTGTTAAGCCACTTAGACAGTACAGAGTAACCCTCAGATGAGTCGTTATTAACTGTAGGGTCGCCGGTTGCAGTCAGATTATTTAAAACCCTAAAAGCATACTGGCTGTGTGGATCAGCAGCATCTAGGTGAGCTTGCAGGCCACCATCTAGAACTAAACTCTGTGCAGATCTTGACTTCGTAACACCATCTTGCACAAGTGGTATAATTTCTGTACCATCTAGTGGATCAGCTCCCGGTAGTTCACTGATCCGAACTTCACCTAATGTTGCCATTTTTATTTCCTCGTTTAATTTACTTAAAATTATAGCGGCACCGGAGTGCCGTTATTCTATTCGTTGTCTTGTTATAACATTACCCGCCGGGGCCGACTGCGACACCAAAGACGGTGCTCGTATTGCTTGTGGGACTCCATACCTGCTGATTACCGTCTGAATCTATTTTCCTGACGGTGCTGTCAAAACTTCCGCTGTACACATTACCAGAGGAGTCAACTGCAACGGCGTAAGCAGTGCTTGTGTACCCAGTGAAGCTCCACACCTGTGCGCCACTTGAATCTATCTTTCTGACGGTGCTGTCAAAACTTCCGCTGTACACATTACCAGAGGAGTCAACTGCAATCCCCCCGACGGTGCTTGTGTGCCCAGTGAAGCTCCACACCTGTGCGCCACTTGAATCTATCTTTCTGACTGTGTCGTCTTGACTAGCACTGTACACATTACCAGAGGAGTCAACTGCAACGGCGTAAACAGTGCCTGTGTGCCCAGCGAAACTCCAGACCTGATTACCGTCAGAATCTATCTTTCTGACTGTGTCGTCTTGACTAGCACTGTACACATTACCAGAGGAGTCAACTGCAACGGCGTAAACAGTTCTTGTGTGCCCGGTGAAACTCCAGACCTGATTACCGTCAGAATCTATCTTTCTGACTGTGTCGTCTTGACTAGCACTGTACACATTACCAGAGGAGTCAACTGCAATCCCCCAGACGGATTCTGTATGACCTGTAAAACTCCACACCTGATTACCGTCAGAATCTATCTTTCTGACTGTGTCGTCTTGACTAGCACTGTACACATTACCAGAGGAGTCAACTGCAACAGCAAGCACCGCGTTTGTGTGCCCGGTGAAACTCCACACCTCAGTGCCGCTTGAGTTAATTTTATTGACTGTGGCGTCACTGCTACCGCTGAATACAAAAATCTCAACAGGATCTGGTGGGTTCAATCCACCGTACTCTGTTATTATTCTTTCATACTCTTCTGTTGTTATTTGTATTCCGTTGAGAACTATTCTCTCGTTCACCCCAATGTACGGTCTCAGGTAGACAATTTCTCTTACCTTCCCGTTGAAGTGTCCGTAAACATCCCCTACGTTAGTTGTAAAACTTCCTCCAATTCTCATATCAAAGTATCTGATATTTGTTTGACCAAACGGCCCTGTAATGGCTGCGAACCTATTTTCATTATCTATAGCGAAGTAAACACCTTCTGGTGTATAAGAAATATTTGCTACAATTGAACTTGATGTTGCTTGTGTAATAAGAGCCTCGTAACTCTCTGAAACACCCCACTCAGTTCTTAATTTCCAATAAGTATCTTCTCTGAAGAGTACAATCTTAATGCCTTGGCCTTCAATAATAAAAGCAGCTTCAGTTTCAGTTCTGTTGTCATGAGTAAGAGCAATCCGAAAAGTACCTTGGCTGTCATTTACTTCAAGACCCCAAGTATGGGTAAGAACTTCATTAGGTCCATTTATACAAAGACCTAGAGGCTCTTGTGAAGACTCCTCGTAACCAAATCTTGGTTCATCAATATCTGCTGTTTGCTCGTCACCATTTTCATCAAAGTATGTGTCTGTGTATGGTCTTGTTAGCGTGAAAACTTGTTCAAAAGATTGCGCTGTTAGTGGTTCCGCAGTAGATCCTCCTGTGCCGAATACAAACTGTTCATAAGTCTGTGCTTCAAAGCTACCAGAAAATGTGATAGGATCTTGGAAAAGAACCCCAACACCCAGAGGTCTACCTAAAAATCTATTAGCAAGTGCTATTTCATCTAGACCGGGAAAGACTGCTTTTTCAGGATCGTTGTAATCTCTTCCAATACTTATTGTAATAGATGCAGCACCTTCTGCGTAATCTGGTGGAACTTCTTCTTGATAGTCAATAGTATCAACACCAAATAAAAGTCTAACACCATCATTAAATGAAGTTATGTTTGCTTTTGTTGTGTTTTTTATGACAGTTAGTCGCAAAAGTCTTCTGTACTCTGTGTCAGTTAACTCACGAATACCAAGTAGGCTATCTTTAACACCCTTCCAAGGACCAAAAGTTCTTTCAGTGTCTGCAACTTCCTTATAAGGTGATGCACCAGTAGCACCTTGGAAACCAAAGTATCTAATGATAACACTGTCAAATAGCTGCCTAGGTTGACCAAGAATACGACCTATTACATCTAGTTGTTCGCCTTCAGCAAAGTCTAGACTTCTTTTTTGAATAATGTCTTTTATTACTAGTTGAAGTTCAACACGACCTTGGATTAAAAGTTGTAGATACCTGTTAAAGATGTCTCGGTCTTTAAACTGAGTAGTCGTAAGCTCTGTAGCTTGCGCTAGATAATCGTTTTCTTGGAAAGGGGTTTCCTCTCCTTCATAAACTGCAATAGGTGTAGAGTCAATCATGCCAGAACAACCTCAATATTACCAATCTCTATTTTTGCTACTTGATCAAAGTTAATAACAATGTTAGAGGTTCCTGAAGGACTCACAGAGTCTCCAATGAACAGTGAATTTACCTCATGACCCGGAATTGAGTTAATAGGCGTGTACAATCTGGAGTAGACAACATTCTGACCCACTGTTGACTGAGACTTGATGTAATCAAATAAGGCAGACCTTAACTGTTCTGCGCCGTTAGGTGGAAAGCTACTGTCTGTCTGTACTTCCAAACTTATATAAATATCTTGGAAAGTAGGTCTCTGGTAGTTAACTTCCTTTTGATTGTTGAAAATATCTGTGATAAGATATGTACTATTCCCAAAGGTTTTAATACCTGCTGGTCTGT